AGATAGGTAGATAGGTAGATAGGTAGATAGGTAGATAGGTAGATAGGTAGATAGAAAAACTCATGGATTTTTTTATGATTATAAAAAAAAGAGACCCATAAAGATGGATTTCTTTTTTTTTAATAGTTAGGATAAGATCAATTGTCATTGTGAATTTGACCAATCAGATTCATGATTTGTAAATAACGTTGATCATTGATATCTTGACGAATATCATAGATATGATTAGACAGCTCTTGTAATACATTCTGTCTGTTGGGTATTGTTTCTTGTGGTTCGTCTTCTTCAAATAATACCCGTTGCACACGACCTTCGATTACATACATGATCTGTTCAGGTCTGAATCGTAGAGGTGCTAGTGGGATGGTGGTACACTCCCTGACTCTTTGAGGTGTAGAGGGTGGTTCTGAGGTTTGTGTAGACATTGAGTTAGTAGTTTACTTAGTTTTTTGCTTTGACTGTCTACTCTATTTTCAAATTAAATACGACTCGTCCATTCCGATGGATACGATTCACGTAATCGATCATATTTGTCACGTAAATAAGCGGAAGGCTTTTTATCATAACATTGTTCGACTAAACTATCCACCCCTTGAACAATTTGATCAGGTAATTCGTTTCCATTCCATGTATTCCATTTTTTGATGTACTCTTTTGACAAGGCTGTGTCAGGTATGGAATCACATTGAAGTTCGGTACCCGTTCCCAAACCTTTTGATTTGTAAAGAGCCCATGCTCCCAAACACATACAGTGATTGTAACCGACTCTGGATTCCGACCAATCACTTTGACCGGTTTGAGTTGAAAAATCAGAGGTATTAGAATCTACATTCATACATATTTGATGAACCCCTCCATCCATTTCACTACAAAAGCCTTTCGAATCCCAACTTCCTTGATTGGTTGATGTGTTTTCTATACGACAAGATTGTAACGGTTCTCCATACACATTTTGTAATCTAGATTGATTTCCAATGGAAGCAAGTTTGACAAAAATATCTCCCATTCCTCCTTGCAATTCATCGGGATCTTGACTGTTTCTTTCAGCACACAATTCATCGCATTGTTGTTTGATTTGTTTATGATCAGGATTGTTTACATCATAGGGAACTGGATTGTAAAATAAACCCACAATGACACGACCACTTGTAGTCTTAGACGCATTGGTTGTTTTTTTTTGGTCGCATTGAAACGATTCGACAGATGGGGGTATTTTTATAGGATCTTGACAGGGATCAGGGATTGAAAACACATAGATTGGATTGCCTTGATATTCATGGGGTTCTACTCGTGCATAACGTATCATATCACAAACACAAGGTGTACAACAAATGTATTGTGTACCAACCCACGGTTTCCCTTTCAGATCTTCTATGACAATGTCAAACGAACGATTATCTCGTTGAGGATCAATTGGAGATCCACTTACACCACAATACATTTGATTGTATAGTAAAAAGTCAGTATAGGAAGGTTGAATCACTTCCGATATATAGTGATAAAATTGAACCCCTCCACTATTTCGATTTCCCGAGGGAAAAATTGTGCTAAATTGATCCATCAATTGATCATATAACTCAGTTTCTGTTGGTTCAATCGTGTTTGTTACAATTAAAAATCCAAGTATACAAATTACTATAATCCAGATATATTTTATTTTCTGCGACATACTATAGTATGAAAGGTATTATTATTTTGATAATAAGTTTATTAATTACGCAAGGGTTGAATTTGACAACAAATTTGAAACCCACGGTGAATCAATCCAATCCATTTGAATATATACCGATAATCACATCCAATGTCTATGCTGATCTGTTGATTGTATTGATTACTTTTTCAGGCATTTTATTTCAATCAAATACATTGACTCGATGGTACAAACAATACCGATTATCAGCAATGTTAGCTGATATTTTGATTGGTGTATTGTATCTTGTATTCGCTAGATATATTGTTTCTAGATTGTCTATTCAAGTTGATTTATTTCAATTCACTTTGATAGCTATCGGTATTCAAATCGTAGGTGATTTATTGTTTTATGGACTTTTTACAACTATTCCAAAAGGATACAATCACATGTTAGATTTTTTCAAAGAGTATGCAAATGAATCTGGATTGAATGCTTTATGGGGTGATAGTATTTTGATTGTAGTTGGAGTTATTTTATCCGCTTGGTTAAATCAACAATCATTCGATGTAAATATAGTTTCATTACTTGTGGGTGTTTATTTGATACCTTACTTTATTTATATGAAAAATTAAGAAATTACTCATTTTGACATATGGTAGTTTCTGCTTTATATGATTTACTTGAATAACCATGCCTGGATATATATTTAAACTGTATCATGATGGTATTTCTGGGTTAATTGTACAAATTACTTTATTTGTAGTAGTAAATGGAATTAAGTTTACTTCACGATAGATTAGATGAAATTGATGAAAGACTTGACTTACTTGATCATAAATTAAATGAATTGATATCCTTGGTGAATCAAACAGTCAAACCGAATTGCGAAAAAATGAACGAACATATTACCTTTGTGGAATCTATTTATGAAAATGTCAAAAATCCCTTGGGATTTTTCTGTAAATTTATCGATACTCATATTGATAATCATAATCAAACCTATTCTTTAGACAATTAAAACTTTTGACTGTAAATATACATAAATCCTCCAAACGTTGTCATATTTGATAAAAAGGGTATCATAGCTTTTTGAGGTGGATGATACAATAAGGTAACCACAACCATAAACAACATATAAACAAGGTAGATCAGTTGAATGATTTTTGGATGAATCAATCCAGGCATGTATTCATCGAGTAGTAACAATAGACTTCCTACGATTTCTAGAACGATGACACCGATCATACCTAATTGATTGATAAGTAAAGGTAACTTTGTTTTGGTTTGCAACACATCAACTTTCTTTGCAAATTGGAATATTTTTGTGAATCCGGAATAAATAAACATCACAAAAAAGAATGTTAATGCAATTGACTCTAATCGTAGTTTCATATATACTAGTGTAGATATTTATTTGAGTTGACAATTCAAGTGAGGATACGTTTTGTACAATTTTTGAATACTTAGTTCTTTCATTTTCGCTTCGATCATTATATCGATGTCGATTCCATATGTTTCAGGTATAGATAACAGATAGTCGGGAATAGTGTCTACATAATCAGAATGATGACCAATTCGCCCTGACCCCTGTTCAGATACATGAAATTTAGGTTTGATACCTTTTTGATACCAAGTGTCTAAAATTAAGGGTATAAAATAACTCGCAGGTTCTGTAATCTCACCTGGATGATACAAATTGTAACAATTGAAATGATGACAATCAAAGACTATAGGTACACCTGTTTCCAGATTGATATTCAAACAATCCACAATACTAAAATTTTTTTCACAGTTTTCTAAGACAAGACGTGACCGAATTGATTCGGGTAATCGTTTGTATCGTTCACACCACCGTTGAATTGTAGCGGATTTGTTTTGATACACACCTCCACCGTGAATGACAAGAACTGAATCTTGATTCATTCCCATCAAATCTAAAACATCCGCATGATATTGTAAATCTTTGATTGTTTGTAAATAATACTTTGTATTCGGACTGGCTAATACATTGTATTGACCGGGGTGAAAGGTTAATCGATGTCCATAACGTTTCGCTAATGTACCAATCGATTGTAACAACGGTATGGCAAACTCAAAACTATACGATTCTACTTTGGGATTGGTTTTATGAGGAAATAATTCAGAAGATAAACGAAACACTCGAATACCCATTTGTTCATTCCATTGTATCATAGACAGTAAGTCTTGTAAATTAAGTAACACACGACGTTTCAATTCTTGGATACCTCGTTCGTGTATAATTCTCATAATTATTTTACGAGAGCTGTAAATAGATTTTTGTTTGAGTGTCATGTTTTGACAACATAAACCTAATTGAATGGGTTTGGGTTGTGACATGATTCTTAGTTTGTTTCAGTTACCTTTTGTTTTCAAATTATGTTTGAAAATCACGTTGTTTGAAAATCACGTTGTTTGAAAATCACGTTGTTTGAAAATCACACTTTTTGTTTTGCTTTGTAAATTGATTTTTCAAGGTATTCAATACCTTTTGCAAGTGCTAACAATCCGATAATTACTATGGGATAGGTACCATACGGTAAATTAGACCAGGTTTGTTTCGGTGCCCAACCCAATAAAGGATCTACTAAAAATTTGAGAGCAACCAAAAATGCGGTAAATGCAAAAATGCTTGAATACATATATAAGTTACTTTCACTCACCATCTATAGTACTCACAATTATTTTTTTTTCTCAGTTAATTGAATCCATTCTTGGATCGTATATTGATTTCCCATTGATAAATTACATCGAGAACAAATAGGTCGTAAATTATTTAGATTCAACGTGCCTCCTTTAGATTCAGGTACATCGTGTCCTACTTGAAAATCAAATACCGTGATTTGATTATCACACCAATCAACATAACATGTAGATTCATATGTTTTTCCCATATGTTTAATCCAACATTGTTCCCTTATTGCTTTCGGTATTCTTGCTTTGCGTTTTCGTTTTTGAGAACGAATCAATTTTGATCCGATTTTCTTTAATTTATCCATATATTTAGTAATCATATTATATTTATTATCTACAATACATAAAGTTGTATTTATATATGAGTGACTATTTCAAAACAATTGTATTCAAACAAATGCATGATAGATTACAAACAAATTATGAGATCAATGATAAATTAATTGATCAAATCGAATCCACGATTACAGACGATGCATTGTTACGATTAACGTATGAAATCAATCGATTAGACGAAAAAAATCGACAAATTATGAGTGTATTGAATGATATTGTAAAAAAAAAATGTAGAATCGATGATCAATTGAGTTAAGGTAGATTTATTTATTCTTATCTAAGATAGATTCTTTGATATTTAGAAACACTACAAAAAAAATTAATGATAACATCTGTCAATCACATATTAGTGGGGGGACATTACTTGACTTCGACATCCTTGATCAGGGTCAAATGAACATGTGACTTCATTAGTTGATTGATTTTCACAGAGAGTGTTAAGAATCGTTCGCTGAGGGTCTGTTAAACTATGTAAATCATCGGTTGTGGTTACATTCTCAAGATTATTCAAATACGAATTAATATTGGAAGTATTTCCACATATACCACCTCTACTACTATAAAAAGTAACTACTTGTCCATCATGTCCAGATCTTTCTACTACGTTTGATCTCATCATTTGAGAAAACACAAAACCAGTTACAAATGCCAAAAGTAATATCACAATTTCTTCTTCTTTCATATATATATATATATTACTTAGATAATAATTATGGTAATATTTCTGTTTGATGTTTGTGAAGTAGATTTTGTTTTTGAAATTTATTGATTCTTATTTTATTTAGCGTAGCTTCTTCTTTGTCTGGTTGAGGTTTGGAACCGCAACAAGGAAAGGTTTTGGCCATGGTAACACTGGTCAACAATAAATCAATTTGAGGTTCTAACATCAACAAGATCAAACGTTCATCAATTTCGATATCTCCTTTGAATTCATTCAGTAGTTTAGAAATCAATAATAAAAACACAGGTTTCAAATGATTCGGTCTAATTTTTATTTTGTTGTAATTGTTGTAAATTGTCAACACTAAATTGATAATAATCGGTATATCATCTCCATCCACTTGTCCATCTTCAAATATTTCTTGAAAATGACGTTCACATTTTTCTTTGAAATGAGGACATTCAATGATTCTGTCAACTAAACGATTCACTATATCGTCTTTTTCTAAATCTTGAATCAACATATATACTATACTAACATATTAAATTAGTTGGAAGCCATTTTGTTTTGTTATCATTCGTTTCATTTGTTCAAACAATTCCATAATTCGGTCTCGTTTATCTTTTTGATGATTGTACAAATCTATGACAACTTGAATCAAACGAGGGTACAATCGATGATAGTTAGTTTGTTTCCAACTTGTGAGCAAACTTTCCGAGTCTTCAGGAAACAAAAGCAAACACGTTTCAAATAACTCGCGAAGTTGATCTTGAGGGTGACTTGTTTGAAAGGGACGTTGGAAACGTGTCATAAATTCATGATACGTTGGATAGTCTCGTAATTTCCAAATTAATCTAGATTCTGTTGATTTTGTCATATAATCTGGAGTTTGTATACAGGTACGTTCCGAATTCAAAAAATTGTGAAATACAGGTTCTAAATTGATTTGAGGTAAACATCGATAGTGTGTATAAATAGGCGTTTGACTTCCTTCGACTTTAGGCAATCCTCCTTTCACCAATGTTTCATAATCCACATTGTAAAACAATACATTTCCACTTGTATCGTGACCTCGTCTTCCCGCTCTACCTGACATTTGCAAAAAGTCAGAGGTTGTCAATGTTGTTTCTTCATACCCTAAAATACAACTTGATTTGATTGGCATATCGATACCTGTACTTAATGATTTACCGGATATGACCACTCCAATATCTTTGTGAATCAATAAGGTTTGTAACAACCGACGATATCGTTCGGGAGAAGACTCAATATACAATCCAATACCCCGTTTCAACATTTGAAACATAGGATGTTCATACGGAATCGAGAATCCTAACGATTGAGATATTTCAGATCGTATTTCTTTGATTTTGGCTCCTGACATGGGTTCGGATATATTGTAACAATAGTCTGGATGTTTTTGATAGATATCTTGATAGGTTAAATCCGGAGATTTCATAAATTGAGTCAATCCCTGATCCAAATTCTCCATCTGTATCTGTTTCAGTTTTGCAGGTACATCACTTTCTTCGACCCGTTCTTTTAATGTTTGATAATAATCAATCATGAGTTGAACATAGGTGGACATTTGGTCTCTATCAAATTGATCCAACTTTGTTTTCAAAAAATCATTGGGATCTGAATTTCGTGGAGGAACCAAAGTTTGAGCGAGTTGCTTTCTTCGTTGATTGTATTGTAAATAAAACGCTTGCTTTTTTTCCAATAGTTGATAATGATAGGGGTGATGGTCTGTTTCTAATCGAACTAAATCTTCATATAATTGAGTGAAAATCTTGGAACAAACATCATCGCTTGTATTAAACATCAACATAGGGAACATCGATTTTTGTTTGCATTGATTCAAACAGTCTATCAATCCCGGTTGATGATTGACTTTGAAATGAAACGATTGAAAGATAGCCTGTATTTGATCTGGAAAAAACGAGTTTAAATATACGAGTTGTGATTTCAAAAACGATTCATAGACTTGAACTTTATCCAAACTAAGTAATGTTTGATTCGATTGAAAATAACTATCTGGAGACAAAGTCTCAATATAGTCTTCTAAACTGTCATGTATATCAAACTCTTGATCATAATCAAATCGATCAAATTCGGTTTCAATTGCTTCCCACAACATCGCAACATCATTCGGTGTCATTTTCAAATCAATATCTATGATTTCTTGAGGAGTTGTGAAACAAGCCAGGGGATGTATTTTGCGTAAGATTTTATCTGTCCATACCCAACGTTGCGTATTGATGAATCGTTTACCATATGTGATTGTATGAATCGTTTGTTTGGGATGAATATTTTTGAACAAAGTAACGATATCTTCGGTATTACTGATTGTGGCTGACAAAGCTACAAAGGGACATTCAATCAGTTTGATCAAATTTTCATACGAATGATCTAATTCATGAATTTCATCAAAGACAGCGTAATCAAATCGCAACTCAATCCGATACAAATAATCTTCGACATAGGTGGGTGTCCCTACAAAGACATTGCATTTGTCATCATATCCAAAATGTCCAATGTTATTTAACAAGAAATGAACTTTCTTGTTCATTTTGATGAAATGAGATCCAACCTGATAGGCGACAGGTTCTGATGGACATAAATACAAAATTCGTTTGTGAAATACTGCGGCTGAGTATCCAATCAATGATTTTCCCGAAGATGTGGGAGCTTTCACAATCAATGAGTTACGATGACGAATGGTTTGAATGGCTTCAATTTGCCAGTCATCAAATTTGAAGGTTTGTTCCCAATAATTCAGTGGAGGTAATTGATGTCCTAAATGTTTCAACATATACAAATTGTATTCATATCCATTGATTTTGGATTCTATTTTAGATAAGAGTGATACCTCGTCTGGAGTCTGTGTTTTGCCTTGTAATTGGAAAAATAAACTCAAGACCTTTTCCATGGGTTTTGGTTTCTGAGACCAAAATTGAGCTAACATTAAAAATTGAAAGTGGTTCTTTTCTTCCTGAGTGATCAATAAATTTAAAAAAGACATCATAGATGATAATGAAAACTCATTTCGTTTCATATATCCTTGAATTCGTTGTTTGTCTAGTTCTCTTTGTTTTTCATATCTCTTTTTTGTTTGTTCCGCGATTATTAGATCTTTTTTTTTGGGTTGTTTTCCTTTCTTTCCTTTCTTTTTAGGGATCGTAATTTGAGATTGTTTATCATAATCTTCAATTTTGTGTTTCAAGTTAACATTGACTCGTTCTGATAAATCACGAGTGAATATATGAATTTCATTTCTATCCACGGTTTGATACACCAACATCGTGTTTGTTGATATATATTGGCTTATGATGTTTAAGTATTATTGACCAAAAGTGTCTTGACTGACACACGATTCACTACAGCGTCTGTATTCCCCTGTTCGTAACCCTTGACAATTTTGATAACAACTTTTGATGGGTATATTTCTACCTAACCAACCTTGTCTCCAATCTTTGTATTTGTCAACAGGAGTAGGTTTGGGTGTTTGAGATACGGTAGGTCTCGTTCTCACTTGGACTTGAACCGGTTGTTTATTCTTGTCATCTACATGAATATCAATTGTAGGTTGTTCGACTTGTATAAACGTCGAAGTTTTGTAAGTCAAGTAAGCGAATAAAAGGAAGAGTAAGAAGAGACTAATTTGTAAGATATGTTCCATATATATATACTAAATATTATAAATTCTCTTGATTTTATTGTTCACTTGTGAATTGTAAGGATGCACACCCCGTTCAATATCACTTAACGCATTCGGTGTGATGTTTAATTCTTGAGCCATTTGTCTTTGAGTTAGTTTCAATTCTAACCGTTTTCTTTGAAGTTTTTGACAGAAGTCTCTTGGAAACAGTTTGTGGGTTAAGTTTCCTTCTTCAATTTGTTTGTCTAACTTTTTGGAAGTATTCGTATTTTGCTTTGTAACCGATATTTTAGAAGTAGGTTGTTTCTTTTCTTTGCTATGAAAAATGATCTTTTTCCAGTCTTGGTGGTCAAATAAGTGATCGTCCGACATTTTATTATATATGTATATAGTATAAATGTCAACGTTAAAACAAACGTATCAATCGTATGTGGATACATTGTATGAAATTGATTCGAATTTAGATAGTTATTCAGTCAATCAAATTAGTGATGAATTGCACAGTGCGAAACGGTTTCTGATCAAACATGATCATGAATTCAAACTCGAAAAACTAGATACAAGTGAGTTGAATGGTCAAATTGATTTATTGAAAGACTATGTTGATACTCTACATAATGAAACACAAAGTAGACATACAGAACGATTATCCAAAATCAATTTTACATTTTTGTTGATGGGATTTATCTTAGCTTATTTAGGAAATACAATCAAAAATAGAGGTCCGGATCTGTGGAAACATCATCCTAATTCCGAATTATATTTACTTATCGTACTTGGTATAAGTATAGTCTTATCTATTCTTGTATTTTACTTTGGAATTATTTAAAACTATCCAACTATGTACATAGAAAGATGGATCCTCGAGATATTCACCAAACTAATTTTTGCAATCAACGAGTCGACAATATTGTTTCCAATGAACTCAAACAATACATTCTTCAGGATATTCAAACCAGAACCGGACTCAACTTTAACAGTCGCTATGCAAAAATATTCAATGAACAATACAAACAAAATTTGAACAATCCACATATTGCTTGTTTCAAAACATCGGGATCTCCTTACCTCTTATTTTTAACTCAAATCAATCACATCAATTACAGTTTGTTGATTGACAAAAAGATAAACACGGGACATTCATTGCCTAAAATGTTTGTCGTTCATTTACAATTTGAGACAAGTTTGTATTCTGGTACGTTATTTGAAACTGAATTAATTCGAGATAAATCTAATCAATGGCAGTTAATGTTAGGAGATATCTACTATTACAAAAATGAGAAATATCAGAAAAAAGTGGGAGTGATTGATCGTATTCAAACGATACATGATGTACTTGAGAAACAATTTACGGAAAGTGATAAAGACATATGTCCATTGTATGTTAAGTTTTATTTTGAGATTGAAGATTTGGAAACTATGTATCAAACGTATTCTCAAACATTGAATTACAATCTCCGAGGATTTTACTTTGTTCCGTTGAATGTGAATTATTCCAATATATTGTATTTGATTCAAAAAGGCGATACTTTCAATCAAACACAATCAAAGAAAACGGTGAACTTCAAACTAGTCAAACATTCCAAACCTGAAATTTACGAATTGTATTTGCGAAATGATGATGGATATGAAAAAATAGATTATGCCTACATACCCACAATTGACTGCAGTCGTAAGGTACATTCTTTGTTTCAAGAATCAGAGACGGATGTAGTTATGAGATGTATCTATTCCAACCGATTTCAAAAATGGACTCCGATAGAAAAAACAACGCAAATGATAGATCATGTCAAAGATTTTCAATTTGTGAAAACTTAAATACAACTTGTGAAAGATAGAGAAAATGGATAGACTCGAACACAAATTAAACCGTATTGTCTTTACGTATCTTATTTCAGATCAAAGAATTATTGAAGATTTGGGGTTATTTTCAGATACGATACACTATCAATTTGTAGATGTAGTAGACAAACAACATCTCAGCGATGTAGAGATTCAAAGATCTCACTTTCTGAATCAAACTATGGATTGTTTCCATGAATTACATATGTGTATTAATCAAGTTCGTCAAGGCGATTCAGAAAGTCTAGGTACCAGAGTAAAGTTAGTATAGGTATAGGTAATTCAGGTATAGGTTCTTCAAATTGGACTGGATTGTCTTGGATTAGATTGTCTTGGATTAGATTGTCTTTTTGAACTGCCATTGTATAGTTAGATACAGTATTTAAATTTTTATGTTTATAACTAGTATATATGAAATCATGTTAATGTCACTTGCTTTAGCGAAACGGAATGTTCATTTCTACAACCAGATTCACTGTAGAAAAAGAAAACATTCCCATCCTATTGTATCAAATCAAATGAAATCGTTTCTTGTATTGTTGAATACTTGCACGAAGAGTGGGTTCACCCCAAAGAATCCAACGAGATAAACTACCCGCGGATGTAAAATCATTCCAATTTTCTCGTTTTCTATGTCGGTTCAAATATCTTTGTTTTCTTTCTTTATCCTTATGTTTTGTATAGTCACTCATTCCGGCGGCTCCGAAATGGGTAACTTTGACTTGATTGCCAAAGTTATCATAAAAGACAGCCATCTTTTTTTTCTCCTGTTTTGTGGAGGGTTTGATCACAACTTTGACAATCTTGGAACTACGTTTCAGAGTTTTCCGTTTCATTTATTATGTGGCAATATTTTAAATTGAACGTTATATCGTTTTGTAATATCACGATCATATTTTCGTGTGGGACCTCCCATAATGTAACTATACATTCGAGCACGGCCCCAACTCTCCGCTGTTTGATTAGGTCTTGAACCACTCGAATAATAAGCTCCACGACCCTTTTTCAACACAGCCATCAATGCTCGTTTGGGTATACCCGTGGCTTCAGCAATATCATTCAGTTTGGTAATAGGACCGTATCTTTTCTTGAATTTTGTAGTCCAACTACTCGTTTTATTTTTGTAACTTTTCAATTTGGGTCTATCTATATACTTTTTTTGTTTGTATGCTTTCTTAGCTGTCTTAATATTTTTGAGTTGTCTTTGTTTGTCTCGTTTCGATAAACCTCGTGTATATTTTTTGGGTATCTTAGATTGTTTTCCACCAGCCATACTAGTAGTTAGAATATTTTTATTTATGGGTCGATTCCAAGGGCCACCTTCACTTTCGTTTATTTTATCTATCATATTGGAAAAGTAGACTTTCCATAGGTTCAACGAGTTACTTGCTAATTGAAATCTCATACTACCCTCAGTGATTTGTAATGTATCTTGTAAATTCAAAGTTTCCAGTGACTCTCTTAATTCTACTTCATGTGTTCTTCTATCAGGTTCAAACATACCATAGATACCTCCATCGGGGCGAGCCGCTCTCGCTGGATCATCTGTAAAATTCTCTAATCGAAAATCAAGGATGCCTGTTTGAATAGATAGTAACAATTGTAAATAAAATAAAAAATGTCCAACTCTAAAACCACTTGACTCAACTGACAAAGCATTTCCCCATCGATAACCTTTATTGAAGCCCTCTGTTTCTATCATGTAAACTGCACTCGAATAATTGTCATTGATAGGGTAATCCTTTGTAAATAAACTGAATTTACAATAAATATCACCCCCATCATCATCAAGTGTGAAAATAACTTCAGTCCCGGATTGAAACAGATTCAATGAATTGACTGTGTCAACAATACGGGTTCCATTTGTCAATAGTTCTCTATGTAATAAAGATATACGGGGTCTCAGAGAGCGTTTTACATTAGTTTCATTTAATTTTCTTTTTACACCTCCATCTATTTGTAAAGAATCGATTCTAGGTCTTTGTTTCGATAAACCTCGTGTATATTTTTTGGGTATCTTACCAGGCATCTTTTTATAACAAAGAAATTTTTTTATGTTTTACTTTGTAAAATTATATCTTGCAGATTACAAATGGAACTGGAAGATGATATGTTGCGATTGATGGCAAACCCTTTGAAATTAAAACAAACCAAACAAGGTACCGCCGAAGACGAGTTGTATCGATCTCTTTGTTATCATTTCAAAGGATTAAACTTTACAAGACAAAAATTTGAAAATATGGTTAGAGATATGCGTACAGACTTACAAATTGAACGAGACGTGAGAAACTGTGTTACAGAAATCATCGATCAAATCTCTGGAGACTATGTCATCCCTGACCTTGTGGACACTGAAACAGAAACTGAAACAAGACATTCTCGATCACTTTCAGAATCACGAACAATACAATTGGATCGAGACTTTATGTGACCGATTCCTTGAAGATATAAACTTTACCATGCAATTCAATTATTATCAAAAACAAAGACAATATTACAACCGGTCCATTTATGACACAAAGATTCGACGAAATACAATTTGTCAAGCAAGAATATGGAATGATCATCGAGGTGGACGGTGTTCTAATCGAGTCAAAGTTATCGAACCAGTAGACTATGAAATTGAACGTTGTTTATGTCAGAGACATGCCACCATCATTAAAAAAAATAAAGGAGAGTTGTATTATGGTTTGTATTCTGATCCTTTACCTGAAAAACCCACTTGGAACCAAGAGAAACGGTGTCCTTTAGGGAAACAGTTGAATTGGTATACAAGTCACGATTGATCACAACAAGTGATATCATCACATCCAGAAGGTGGACAGACAATAGGTGGACCTTGTGTTTTTGTCCCTGTACTACATTGATAATTCAAACATGTCGGTACACATTTCAAAGTCAATGGATCTAAAAAGTACCCTTCATTGCATCCTTTACAAATAGTTTGCCCGTGATTTTTACATTGTTTCCGATCTACAGTTCCATTGGGACATTGACATTTGGGTCGTTTTGGATTGCATTTTCCTCGATAACATTGGCGACATTGAGAATTGGACGCATGACGACAATCCCGATCTGTTTGACAATGAGATCCACATCTCTTTTTATGTTTGTGATGAACATCTACAAAATCGTTGTATCTGTAAACTAAGTACGACACAGTGGGATCATACCCTAAAATCAAATCGGGATTTTCATTATTGATTGGATAACAAGGTTTCTTATCTATGATATCTTGATAGGTAATTGTTGTATCAATTTCAGCATCGATTCGTTCTTGTAAGTTTTTCAATAAATTTTGAGGTATATTTTCCACGGGGACAGATTTTACCTTGGGATTCTTTATATACTGAGTATTTGGTTTAGCCATATCTTTATTTGATCCTTCACATAGTTGAAATGAAATAAATAAAAGTAGACAACTGAGTAGTAGAAAACATAGGTACCGGAATGTACAAGATGTCATTTATTAGAGAGAAAGAAAAAAAAGATAGTCGATTACAAAACACTATCACAACAACCATTTTTGGGGCAAGGTTTTTGACCTGGACATAAACCGGGAGCTTTGCAACCGACCTTACAAGGAGGTGGAGTGGGTCCAGGAGGTCCAGGAGGCGATGATGGACAGATACCATTGGAAGGACATGGTTTATTGTTTGCACACATATCTTTGTTTGTTCCTCCATAGAGTGGACCACAACATAGTTTACCCTTGGGACAAGGCTTTGACCAAGTAGGATTTCCCGAATCGGGTAGTGTAAATCCTGCAAATTCTTTGAACGTAATTTTGAATTTATAAGGAGAAATCATTGTTGGTGATGCTAATTCATCATTGTAATCATAACAATAAGGAACATAGACACCTTTGGGTATAGTCCCAGTTTCATCTGTTTGTATTTCATTACAATAATTTATCAACGGTTGATACTTTAGATTAGTTGTATTTTCGACATATTGTTTCACAGCCATCCATTCGGGATTTTTATCAGAACAACTGGGAGGAGAACCGGGTGGAGAAGGGGCATCGGGTAATGTACCTCCAGCACACTGACAAGTTGCACCGGGTGGTTTATTAGGATGATATTTAGTTATTCCCGGACATTTTCCTTCATCATACGCACCCGATGTCCACAATTCACTCAAATATTTCTCTGTGGGTGTTTTCAAAATAGATTTAGAACATGGAGAAAATCTACATACTTGGGACCCGGGTTTACAATCCACAGAGGCACTACTACATCCTTGTGCATTTTTGATTGGATTTTGACAACCATAATATCCAGGGGCTCCAAGAGTTTGTGCTTTAGGATTCACAACACCTTGACAAGGGTTAGCTCCCTTTTTATGACTTGTTTTCAAAATAACAGAACTAGGAGTTGTCGTAGAAGATTTGGATGGTTCAGGTGTTGTCATTTCCAATTCAACATCAAAATTGACTCCATCGACTGCACTCAGATCAGATACAACGGACCCTTTTGTAGGATCCGAATATCCAATTCCTAATTCTAAACGTGTCGCACTTTGACGATAAAAATATTTACCCAAGGTCAACCAATTCGCATGTTGAAGTACACTTGGAAAACCATTGTCTTGTAATGTATATTGTTTATAACAATTTTGATACTGAGGTATTGCTTTCACAGCTATGATTGAAAATTGAGATAAGAGCGCCCCTGAAGGATCTTTCAAATATTGATTTATATCTGGATTCAGTTCATCGGGTATATCAATGACGATTCTATCATTTTGAGGTAACACAATTTGATTCGCTACTTGTCCACCCAATGGATTCCAACTAAAATATTTACCCTCACTGGGAGTATTCCAATTCACAGTTGGAAAAATTTGACCATTACTTGGAACTGTTTCATTTTTTTTCCATTGGATTTTTCCGTCAAATGTAGATCCATAATATTGTTGAATTGCATTGTAAGTTTTATTTGGGTCTACAAAGATAAATAAATTCAATACTTTTTCATTTGTATTATTGATTAATTGTATTGTATTCTTTGGTTGATTTGTTATCTCCAGTGGAGTATTTGGATTCGATTTTGGTGGTGGTGGACAATCGGTAGATGGCGGCGGAGGAGGTGGTGGTTTCGGTCCCGGTGGCGGGGGAGGAGGTGGTGGTTTCGGTCCCGGTGGCGGGGGTTTCGGTCCCGGTGGTGGGGGAGGAGGTGGTGGTTTTGGTCCCGGTGGCGGAGGAGGAGGTGGTGGTTTCGGTCCCGGTGGTGGTGAGGGTGGCGGGGGTTTTATTTTTTGACAACAAGTATCATTGCTACAACTTGAAGGATTGTTTGGACACAATGCACCTGGAATAAGTTTGTATCCATCAAGGCAAACAGAACTATTACATGGTACCGATTGACTTGTGTTACAAATACCTTGAAGACACTGATTACAACCCCCCGGACAATCTGTAGAACTCTTGCATTTCATACCACAATACATAGGGGGTGGTGGCGGTGGTTTCGGTGGTGGTGGTGAGGGTGGAGAAGGAGGAGACGGTCCCGGTGGTTTCGGCGGTGTTATTTTTTGACAACAATCATTTTGATTACAACTTTGGGGTCCGGTGGGACACAATCCATCTTTACGAAGTTTGTATCCAGTCAAACAAGAATAACCTTCACAAGATACAGAATTATTTGTTGTACAAATACCTTGAAGACACTGGTTACAACCCCCCGGACAATCAGTTGAACTCTTGCATTTCATACCACAATACATAGGGGGTGGTGGTGGTGAGGGTGGAGAAGGAGGAGACGGTCCCGGTGGAGGTGAAGGTGGAGAAGGAGGAGGAGACGGTCCCGGTGGTTTCGGTGTGGGTGTATGATGTCTATGATGTCTATGATGACCATCTCCTCCATCATCTCCATCGATATCACGGTAATGATCTGGATCAATCGGTAGTGGATCCATCGGTGGTTCTTGAACAAATCCTATAATTTTACCATATCCATCGGGTGGATTTGTATTGTAAAATTTTAAAGGAGGCAATCGAACATAATTCATTCCTCCACGATCTTTCAATATCTCTTGTAACAATTCTACTTCATTGGTTAATTCATTTTCTTGAAATCGCAACGCTTTGATAATTTCAGCTGAACTGAAACCTTCGATACACTTACGTAGAAAGTACAAGAGTATCAAAAAGATGATCGATAGACAAATACACCTGAAGATGTATTTTGCAGGATACATAGTTACTATGTAGATAGAAAAAAATAAAAGAAATAGTAATGGAGAAATCTAAATCAATTCATGATTATGTAGATTTACAAGCGATTCGTGAATTATTAGTAGAGTATCCTCAATTGTGTATCTTGTTTGAAGTGTTATGTCTACATATTGATTCGATTATTCAATTGAAATGACTGATTCCATAAATAAAATAGACAAAATAGCCAAACACAATCCTATAAATTGATTCAAATGTAATTTGTTTTGAAAATAAAACACACCAATCAATGTCAATCCAATCGTGGTACTACAATTCCAAATTGCATTCACGGTAGAACCATTCCTATTGGAAGAACCCACTAATTTGTAAAATAAATAACTCACTATTGCATACAAAACTATTGCGAGTAGATACGTATAGGAGTTGTGTTTAACAGACGATTCAATCAAAGACATAGCCGTTGTTTCTAAAATAATTATCAAGATCAAAAAACACCAAAAAGGTTGAATCATTGAGATGTCTATATATAGTTGAAATAAAATATATATACAATATATAATGAATCAAATCTTAGAAGGAGCCCCTTTGTCTTATTTTCAATCCAATCAAAAACCACAGTATGTTGAAAACGATAAAATGAAAGTCCAAGAAAATTTAAATCAAATCCAAAATGGTATCATCCCTGGTGTAACTCATGGATTCACTGATATCATTGACAATTCCCCTCAATCGTATCCAACAACCGAAATTCTAGCCATTCGAGGCAACTATGAAAGAACTCCTTTGTCTAGTAGTTATTTCTCACAAGAAAATATTCAATCGATTCAACAATCGATCCGTTATTATGTTTACAAACAAACTGGTAAAGTAATCGACACACAATCTGAAAATGAAATTTACATTATCATGAGATCCTTTTTGTTTCAAAATGGAGATCAAACCGCTCAAGGTCCAGATATTCCAACTGAAATTGAACGATTAAATCACTACACCATTCAATTTTCTGTAGATAAAATTGTATCAGAGATCAATTTATACGACAAATATACAGATGAATTAGAAAATTTACGGGTACCCATTGATATGCCGAAATATCAAGATGGAAAAGTGAACCAATTAGGACATCCTTATGTTTAGATTCATAATGTAGATTTGATTTGTTTCTTTATCACTAATTTGTACGATTTTTTGACTGTAAATCATGTCTAAAAATTCTTTGTCTTTGTCGGTCAATCCCCCTTCTTTTTTTGAGATAGTCTGTTTGACTTGATCAAATCCAACAAAATAAACATCTACCTTATTTTCGGAGGGTATGATATCCACATTCAACAAACCCGGTTCTTTTTCATAATGAGTTGTCGCAATTTCATTCAATTTCTCAGAGTTGTGATTGAAAAACGTACGAATATACTCAGGAATTTCATCTGTTGTTTCCATTTACTGTACAAAAGACTATTATTTATTCTAATGAACGCTGAATGGCGAGTTCTATATTCATTTCATCTACCGTGGATTGAAAATCTTGTAACGTATGAGGATACGCGGGAATATTATCACTATAAGGCAAGACTACATGCTGAATCAATCGTATTTCTGGTAGATGGATAAATGTTCCCTGATTCTCTATGACTTCATCTAAGTCAATTTCGATGGCAGGTATTGTTGTTCCTTCTTCATCTGAATCTTCTTGTGTAATGTAACCATTAGTGGATGTCTCTTCCTCTTCTTCTTCTTTTTTAGGTAATTCATAACGACACACAGGACACGTATTTTGATCTTGCAACCAAGGTTTGATACCTTGACAATCAGAACTTGATCCATCATGAAAACAATGACCACAGGGTAATTGAAAAATTGTATCTGATTGTTGCAAAGGTTCTTGACAGATAGAACAGAGTTCTTTTCGTTCGATCATCTCTTGCGTAACTGAAACAGGTTCTAGTTCTTCAACAAAGTGAGTATCGGTTGGATTTCGTTGAACAGGTTGATTCACAAAAGAATGATTCAAGACTGATTCTAAATGATTTCTTTGAAGAAAGAGTTCTAAAGCCTCTTGTATGTTTTCATTGATTTGATCCATGGATGGATTTGTCTATTATAGTATCGAGTATATTTTTTATATCTAAATAGATTTCAATCCGATAGATGACTTTTTCTTTACAAACTTTGTATTCCGTTGATTTGAATGTATACAGATTTTTTTGAAATAATTCAGATATGTTTGATTGGTAGTAAATAGATTCACTATCCATTGGGTAAGTTTTCAAAAGACAGACTTTTTTTTTTCAAATTATTATCCACTCTATAATATATGAGTGGTAATCCCCATTGCGATTATGTTCAATCTTGTTTGTATATCAATCCTGAAGTTCAAAATGCGAGTGACAACTTGAAACCTTGTATTCGAGGAAACGGTCAACCCTATGTTGAATCAATTTTAAAACAATACAAATTAGACTCTGTATGTACTCAACCGAAACAAACAACAAAACATAAAGAAAAACTGGAAACATCTGAGAAAGACAAACCTGAACCTCGTAGACAAAGAGGAATTGAAGCCATGATAGATGAAGGAGTATTCGTGGATGAAGGCCCAGGTGAAGTAAATTTACTACCCGGTCAATTACCCGAACCGTTTATTTACAATTTAATGGGTTTACCTGTAAAAGTATGTAATAATTGTACGACTTCAAACAAGACGATCCCCGTGGATATGTGTTTTGAATCTGGAGGTATTTATGATGGAATCGATAACTATGGTAATATGATATGTACAAGACCTTTTTATGACCGTATCTTGAAAATGGTAAGTTTACTGTAAATCCGTTCATATCAATAAAATAATTCATTTCACTTCTATATAAGTGAATGTCCAAAGAAACTCCCATTAATGATATTCAACAAACATTATCTAAAGAAGAAGATGATATTGTCAATTCTATCTTATCTGATTTAAATGAAAATCAAGGGGAACAAGCTCCTTCTCAACCCCAAGTACCCCCTCAACAACCTGAACCTCAAAGGCCGTCTCCTGAACAGATAGAACATATGCAACAGATGCAACAGATGCAACAGATGCAACAAATGCAACAGATGCAACAGATGCAACAAACACAACCAAAAAAAGAAACAAAAGAGGAAGGTTTTGTTCAAAAATTATTGAATGGAGATTTAAAACAACCTATCATTATTGCGGTCATCGCCTTTGTATTTTGTTTACCTCAAGTCAATAAAGTATTATTGTCTACAGGTATTTCTGTATTCATAGGTGAAGATGGATCAATTAGTATGATTGGAACTGCTTTCAAATGTTTAACAATAGGTATTTTGTACTATTTGTTTCAAACACTTCAAAAATAAGAAATACCCAAAACAATCGCTAACAATACAGACGATATAAGAATACCTTCTTTTGATTTAATTTGGAAATAATCGATCAAAAAGTCAGATAAATTCCAGATAATAATCCATAAAAATATGTTAATTAAATCTGATTTACTTATCATCTATATATGATCAGGGATTTTTAATTTTGTATAATTGGTAATAGTCATCTAAAGTATATTCAGATATACCATAAGGATTTTTATCAACCGGTTTGATACTTGAATCTACTTGACGAAACAATGGTGATATATGGGCATTGCATTGTGACCATTGGCTTATAGTTTGATATCCACGGGTCGGAGTGACTGCGGAAACCCCTTCCATGATTACATCATCGTTCAAACAAAATCCATAACTTGATGTTTGTTCAGGTAATTGACAATTCATCTATATAATTTCTAGATAAAAAAAATATTTCTATAAATATATATATAGAAAAATGGATGTACAACAAGATAAAAATGTAAAAATCACCACGGGTGCTGTCACTGTATTCAGCTTAGTTTACTTACTGATGTATTTCTTATCCACAGTTGTTTGGTTATATGCAGTGTATTTAAGTTTCAAATGTAACAAGGGATTCAGTTTAGGAAGTTTTTTACTTGCCTTTTGTTGTTCCCCTTGCTATGTTGCTTATAGATATGCAGTCAAATGCTAATTTTCTTTATGTTTTCGTGAATCTCTACGACCTCGATGTCTGAATCTTCGTGAAGGATAACCATATCTATCACGGTAACCATATCTTGGATACCTATATCTAGGATACCTATATCTAGGATATCTGGTAGGAATATTCCAGTAAACTGGAACTTCATAAGGAACATATTCGGTTTTTGTGACCACAACTGGTTCGCTCTCATCTAACTCTTTGTAAATATATAGACCTCCAAGTAACATAAATACCAAAAGCGAAATAATGATCAAATCTGACATACTCTATACTAATGTATATTTAAAAATGAATCAATAGTAAATTTAAAAGAAATGGAATCAAATATGGATTTGATTAATGATATGTTTTCTACCGAATTAGAGTATCACACCGATATTGAATCAGGTCAAACTAAATCTTATTACCTAGGTAAAATGCATCACTTTTTATCAGAAATACCGTCAGATTATTATTATGATTGTTTACAAGTATTTTGTGAAAATATTCCTACATTAACAGACGAACAAAAAAAACAATTAGTCGAACGATGGAATTTACCTCAAAAAGAACGAATTGTGTACCGTGAAACAAAAGTATCTAAGAAAGGAAAATCCAAACCTAAATTGAATCGCAATGATGATTATTAAGACTTGTCTCGTTTGTAAAACAATAAATACGGTTTTTGATTGGTTGCTTGTTCCACTGATATGTTTTGAACTTGAGAATCATTGTAGAGTCTCCATTGATGATCGACTAAATTTTTACAGATAGATACATAGTGACCTGAATTCAAAGATCCCATATGTATGACAATACCTACTAATTGATAGACTGTTTTCTTTTTTATTAACTTACTTAGATCTAACGTATCTGAATAATTTATGTGACGATTGATTTTTCCTCGAGTATTGTACAATTTCAATTGAACAATCATCAAATCAGACATACGTGTATAGGTTCGTTTGTGAACACAGATAGACTTTTCTTTGCATTTATCACACGTATAATCATCCATAGATTCTGAACGACAATCCTCATAAAACGCTTCTTCAATCGATTGAATGTTGTCTCCGATCGAAAGTTGATAAATCATAAAGGGTTCATAACGAGTTGTTTTATGATTACAGTGAGTACACAACGTTTGAACTTGACTTTGTGAATAAAAGTATTCTTTGATAAGTGAGTAATCTTTGTGAAACGAAGTATACCACGATTGATCTGCTTCAGAAGATCCTTTTGTATCTAATGTTTTTTTCAATACTTCATGGATTCTGTCAAGTAGTAAGGTGATAAATTCTTCGGCATCATTTTGTTGAAAGTTTTCAAAGTAAATTTTGTGTTCTCGAATCGTATGAATAAATGAATTGACAAACCCTCGTATTTGTAGAGGTGTTTTTGTATCATTGGTCCACATATCTCGATTGACATCGAACCATGATTTGACCAATCCATGGGTGTCTTTCGATTCATCGAAATCATGGGTTAATTTTTTATTGACAGGATGAAAAAACAAGATATGAGTCAAACATTGAACAACAGAGTTTAAATAACATGTATTTCCAATATTTTGAATTCCTTTGTTACCTGAATTCATTTATCTATGTATACTAGAATAATCTTAAATATATGCTAATTTACCCATACCGCTCATAATTCGTAATAAATTGTAACTTCTTGCATAGACACGAAGGGTTCTTGATTCCGTATAAGCATCAATTGACGATTCGAGTTTGGGTGGACACATATCTTTGAATATCAATTTTCCACCATTAATGGTTGAAAAATTAAAGGTTCCTGTGGGTTGATGCATATCAGGTTTCAGAGCAAAACTATAGACACCAATGACATCAAATTTGGTTTCCTCTGTACCCTCTCCCAATGTATCTATTGTAGTACCACCATCTTCGGTATGAAAAATAGATCCTTCCCCATCAGTACTTTTTACAAATGTATTTGGATTCCCTTCATGTCTTTCATAAATCAAGTTTCGAGTAAAGTAGTTCAAACTACGGTCGGATTGAAAGATATTGTTACCATTGATTGTTAAACTCACTTTTGTCAAATTGTTACCTAATCCAGGTAAAGTACCGGGTTCTTTCAATCGATTCCAATCACATGCAAATACCAATTCTTTCACAGAATTATTGAATTGAATATCGATATCAAAGTTATCACGAGTTAATATAGCCTCTTTGTATTGAAGTTGTTCCACTAAATATTCATGACTCATTTGAGCGAAACGTCTTCGTTCATCGGTATCTAAATAGATATATTCAACCCAAATTTGTGATTGACCACTTGAAATAGGATTTTGTATGGTTTCCGAGGGATGTTCAGTTTGAACTTGACTCATAAAATTTGTCAATGGATTGAATTCCATATGTAGGACAACTTCATTGTATTGAAGAGCGATTAAAGGTAAAGCTAATCCAGGATTTTGACAAAAGGAAAATGCAAGAGGAACAGATAGTTTACCTAAACGAAATTTTTGGTATTTACTTCCATCTTTATTAGCTGATACACCACCCGAAGCGCTAAGTTGTTGATACGGAGTACAAATACGATCAGGATGATTCATTTTTTCAGACATATTTGGATTCAATCCATACTGAGGTTGAGTTAATCTTGAATAGACTTCTAACCAATGACCTGGATGAGAATCAATTAATTGTCCACCAATCAATAGATCGACTTTTTGAATCATATAATTTCCAAAATTAGCTGGATAGTATTGTTGATTATTGTTTTCATATTCAAAATACACGCGATGAATTAAATCACCATCGCGAGTGATATGACAATCAATCGATCGACCAGGTTCTACATCTCCATCAATTGTTTGAGGAATACATTCCATGGAAAAATTCGTGTACCGTCGATACACAACTTTGAAAAACGTGACTTGAGGGTTTCCCGTTAAGTACACATCTTGAGCACCTTTGGAGACGAGTTGGATTAATCCACCACCCATAGTTCTATATAAAAGAGTATAAAAAAAGTATGTTTAAATACCTATTAGTTAGAATAGGCGAGTCCAGCCATACCACTCATGATGCGAAGAACATTGTAATTAATAGCATAGATAACCATAGATGAAGTTGAAGGTAGATTTGATTTTCCACCTAATTGAGTTGGCCATGTACTACTTGTTGAATCATCATACAAATCATGTCTAAATGCAGGCCACGTTCCATTGGGTCCTTTTGTACCACTAGGAAACCATTCTATACTCGAATCCATCCATTGACTTGGAACAGAGGATATACCACCTTCTGAACTGGCTTTCAAAGTTAGATCACCCTTTTCAAAATAGGTTTGATTTTCATGAATATAGGTTGATCCATCCACTACTAAACTACCATCGGTTTTATTGTACTTATTGATAACGTTTATGATATCATCAATCGATGGATTCAGTCGAATATTTTTGATAGTCAATTTACAATTATCCATTCTAGAAAAATTACAGGTTCCTGAGGGTTGATGTTCTTCCGGTTTCAAAGCAAAACTGTACACTCCAATACTATCACACGTTTCATTCAAAGGGTCACTTGGATCTAATGAATTGGCTCGTCCACCAGCTTGAAAATGTCCTTCTCCACCTATAGTAGCTGAATTGTACGAATACAAATTACAGGGTCCACTAAAATGACAATTGGTTTGATATCTAGAGAAATAATACCATGGTTTGTCTGCATTGAATCGTTCGTGTCCATTGAAAGATAGAGACAAGGTGGTTTCATTATTTCCTACACCAGGTAACCAACCGGGTATTGTATATCTTTGAAATAAACCAGTCGCATTCCCTGTATTTTGTGGACTTTTTTGGTTTGATTCATCAATCACATCACTATCTAATTCTAATCCTCTACGATCATCTTTACTTCCCAAGTTTGTATAATTAGGTTCCCACCAAGGCATTTGATAGGGAACTGAATTACGAGTATCGGGAAACATATTCGATAGGTCTACATTTTTCCCCCAATCTCCGGTAAAAATCAATGATTTGACAGGATGGTTGAATTTGTTTAGATGAATTTGTTGTTCATCTTTTGTATTCAATACTGTTTTTTGATCTCTCTGAACTTGTTCGATCAAATATTCATGACTGACTTGAGCGAAACGTCGGCGTTCTTCAGTATCCAAATAAATGTATTCAACCCACAATTTCAAACTTAAGGAATCAAATAAATCAGTACTTAAGGCATCAATTGCATTTTTGTGAACTTGTTCAGGAGATGCAGGAAGAATTTGTGACACTGGGTCGTCTGGATTTTCACCACTATTCTTTTTTACATAGGCATACGATGTATGATTATCATTCAATTTGATGGTTAGTTTCACATCATGATATTGAAGCGCGATCAACGGAAGAGCTAATCCAGGATTACGACAAAACCAAAAAGGCAGAGGTATTTGTAACCGTTGGGGTAAGTTTTCTGACCCTTGAACTAATTTACCACAGCATCCACCCGCTCCAGACATTTGTTGAAAGGATGTATTTTGAGCAATGTAATCGGATTTCATATCATCTAAATTGATTCCAGGCGATAATTTTGGGGGTATCAAACCATCATAGTCTTTATTGTATTTATTGTTATTCGCACTCGCGACATTGTTGTAGTTTGAATTAATAGGAAATGTATCCATACGATTGATCATATCTTTTGAATAATGACCCAATCCTTTGGATGGATTGGGTTGTGTTAATCTAGAATACACTTCCATCCAATGACCATATTGTTTATCAATTTCTTGACCACCGATAGTCAAAGATACATAATCTATCATATAATGACCAAAATTATGAGGAAGAAGAAATTGTTTATTACTTCCACCAGATATCGTAGGACAAATCCATTCTAAATTGATTTTGTATAATAAATCGCCAGTTCTCGAAATAGTCGAATTCAACAAAGTACCCCATTGAGGTATACCATGAATCACTTGTTCAACATGTTCCATTGCAAAATTAGTATGTCTACGATAAACTACCTTGAAAAAGGTAATTTGAGGATTACCTGTTAAATAAACATCTTGAGCACCATACGCGACTAATTGCATTAGACCTCCGCCCATTGGTTTTATATATTAAACTTAGAAAAAAAAACGAGGGTAAACGAGAATGATAGTTTAGTTAGAGTAAGCAAGACCACCCATACCACTCATAATACGAAGCACATTGTAGTTCACAGCGTATACAACAGTGGTTTCCGGTTTGAACATACCCACTCGGATGCCGATATCAGAACTAGCCTCTTTGCTATCATAAATTGTCATGTCTGCATCTGTATCTAGATCTGTAAAATTTAGATTAGCACTATCTATTCTTGAAAAGTTGCACGTTCCCGAGGGTTGATGTTCTTCCGGTTTCAAGGCAAAACTGTACACATAGACTGGTCGTACTTGATTTTGTGATAAATTTTGAATCAAACTAGCTGTATTATCCGCAACCGCGGGTCCTGAAGTTGACTCTAAACCACTCGAAATTAAGTCAATATCAATATCACCCTTCCACAAAGAACCGCAACCTGTGTGATATTGATTTACTTGTAAATCACTGAAATAACGAGCCACACGTTCTGCAAATCGATCTTGACCATTCAAGACTAGTTTGACCTTGCAAGAATTGGAGTTTCTCTTTTTGTAGTTGTGTTGTGTTGGGACACCATTCTTATCTAAGTGAACCCACACAAGTTCTTTGACTGGATGGTTAAAGTTCAAAGATAGACTGTTAGATGCATCACGAACACTCGATTTGTATGTTTGAACTTGTTCAATCAAATACTCATGACTGACTTGAGCAAAGCGACGACGTTCATCGGTATCTAGGTAAACATAATCGACCCATAATTCAATCGAATTGGTAGTTGTCTGTCTAACAAAACTTCCATCTTCCGCCTTGTTCAAATCCATAATCAACTTGACTTCGTGATATTGAAGAGCGATCAAAGGTAATGCGAGACCCGGATTACGACAAAACCAGAATGGAAGATTCCAGACACCTGCACGTTCCATACGGTCTAACACGGTTTGATCATCAAATACAGGATTTAATTCAACCAATGTGTTGTAAGAACGTCTCCACAAATTGTCAAACTTATCAACCACTTGACCTCCGATTTCAAGGCTATATTTGATGGTATCAATATCACTTTGTGCATGTAAATCTGCATCAATTTCTTTACGTTCTTTAGTAACACTTGCGAACGACGAATTATCATTGAATACATATTGACCTGCGTTTTTGTCAGGAGTGTATTTTAAAGTAAATTTACATTTTTCAAGAAACATATTGCAGATCAAATCACCACTTCTGGCGATCGTCCAAGAATACGTACTCGAACCTCCATTTGCAGATTGTTTCACAGATTCCATGGAAAAGTTGGTGTGGCGGCGATACACCACCTTGAAAAAGGTAATCT